ACCTACAGTAAAGTTTACTTGACTATAAGGATGTTTCCCTACCTGATGTGTCCTTGCAATTCCAGTAAACTGAAGTCCATAATTAACAATACTGGCTGCAGGAATAACTTCAATATCATCTGTAGCTGTAGCATAAAGACCTGAAGCTGATGTTACAGGTCTGTCAAGTTCAGTAACAGTAGCAGATGTAAGTGCAACGACTCTATAAACATCATCTGTTAAAGCAGTTGCTGCCCCAACAGTTCCAATCCTCAGAAGATCTCCCACTGCAAGATCAACGCCTCCATAATCATAGTCTACTGCACTTGTAATGAATTTCGATCCCTGTACCACAGTGATGTTTTCATCAAGAGCATTTCCAGCAACTACCGCTGCTGAATTAAGAACATCAATCTGAACAGGTCTTTCTGGCTGACGATCAAATGATTTCCTTAGAAGTTCTTCAATGCCAAAAGCAATCTCTGTACCTGTTGCAGTAGCATCTGATTCATAAAAAGCACTTACAAAATCACGTAGTCCCTGTCCTGTTCTTCCAGATTCATAGAAATCAATTTTGATCTTATAAACATTGTTATTCAGAACCTGAATAGCACCACCCGTTCCGGTGTAGCCTACATGAGTTACCTGCTGTGTTGCAGCAAGATAATCCCTTGCACGAATATTAATGATATCATCAAGACGGATCATGTCTGTCCTGACAAGTTCATTATCTACTCTTCCGAGAAATCTAAATCCTGTAATAACTGCCCTATCATCAGTAAGTACTGTAGCAGCATCAAGAATAAGATTCTCATCGTTTACCATTTTCCACTCACCGTCTACAAGATCAGCAAGTGCATCAATTCTCTGTCCTGCAGCAGTAGTCGATACTCCAACATCTTCTGCAATGACTAAATTCATAACATGCATCTGTTCCATTTTCTTTCTATTTTTTAGTTAATTTTAATTTCCACCCATTTTCAAGAGTTACATCGTTTTCGATTGCCTTCCTGACCATGAGCCTTGATAACCCAAGTGCGGTTCCGCATTTGGTTATGGAATCGTATACACCAACATTTTTACCGTCTAAAAACGCATAGACTTTTTTTGATGTATTACCTGTTTCTTCTTTCTCTTCTACAACAACTGGTTCTGTCTTTCCTTTTTTGACTTTTTTTACTTTAGTCACCAGTTTTGCGAGTAATCTGTTTAATCGGATAATTTTACGCATTTTTTCCTGTATTACTTTCTTTATTCTGATTTCTTAAATCGCTCAAATACATATATGCTGCTCTTACAACCACTTCTTCATGTACTGATGAATCAATTTCCATTGTAGTATCTGTTGCGAAATCTACTGGTAATTGTTTTTTTAAATATCTACAAGTATATGAATAAGGTATTGCTCCTGAATAAAGTATGACTTCAATCCTATTACTTGAAAAATTAACTCTCCATATCTCTCCATTTTCTGGTTTAAGGAAAGGATTATCAAGATTAGATGATATCATACTATGTTTAATAGGAATCACTTTACATACCTTTAAAGCCGAATCTCCATTACAATCTGTATATGTCACTACTGCCTTTTCACTTACGATAAATTGTAATGCAGTAGGATTTGTTGCTGGTATTGTAATATAGTATCCATAAGGACTATGTGTAGTCAGTGAATGAAAATCTACGCTTGTTGCATTAAAGTCTAAAAGCAATGGTGCAAGTATTCTGCTTATCCTCTCAGTTATTTCAAACTTCTCTACATTGTTTATTAGACTATCAAACTTCTCTGTGATATAATTCTGATAAGCGTAGTTTATATAGTCCTCTACAATAGTTGACATTACAGGATCAATGATCTGGTGTTTTTCCATTTCAAGATTAAACCGATGCTGTAATTCAAATGTATTCATTACTGTTTAGGATTAACCATTAACTGATCTACTTGCTGACTGTTTCCTGCTTCCTGTGGATTAAATACCTTCTTGGCAAGATCTACTGCTGCAGTAACTATCCTTTCATGTATTATTTCATTTACTTCGCAATCTACTGCAACTTCAATCTTTACTGGTAAGTGAACATATTCAAGAGTAAAATCATCTGTACCATTGAATGTAGTATAGCTATCATGGATAATTGAAATCGTTCCATCTTCATCCTCATATACTCTTGGCACAAGTAATAGTACTCTATTTAATGCATTTGTCAGATACTTACCAGATACCTCCTTTTTTATCAATATATTGTCTACCCACTGTACTGCAGGAGTTGTTTTAAAGGTATCTCTGACTATTTTACTTTTAGATGAAACATAACCTATATAACTATTCAAAGTAGGAGTAACACATCTGAAATTGATATAATTACTCCATACAGGAATAGTTGTACTCATCATTTCGTTCTCGATAATATTTGAAATATATGTCCATCTTTTTAATGAGACCTCTTTCATAACCTCAATGATCTGAGCCTGGTTAAGAAAGACAAGAATTTCCTCATCTTCATAACCAGGCCCTTCAAGATTCACTATATCATAATGCATCTTGAAATTTTGTATCATCTCTGTACTAGTCATCTAAAACTTTCTTTTTTCTTCCAGGTTTCTTTTCCAGTTTCTTTTTCAATTCTTCATTTTCTTCTTTCAAACGATTATTAAGTTCAATAGCTTCTTTAGTTTGTTTTTCTATTAACTCTAATCGCTTTTGAAGATTATCATCAGGAATGGCATTTTTAACCTGTTCTTTATCTTCTACTGTAGGTTTCTTTACTATTCCTTCATTATTTCGTTCTTCAATCTTTCCTATAAGAGAAATCCTAATATTGTTATTACGTTCATCAAGCAGGAATCCTATTAAACCATCAAGAGTATTCTTTGATGATTCTTCTCCAAAGACCTTGAATGTCATTCCATCTCTATGTATCAATCCTATATTAATTGCTTTCTGAATTAAGGCTTTTGTATCAAATAATGGATCTGTTACAATAGTAAGAAATTCACCTGGTCTTTCTTCAATTATTCTTCCTACTTCTCCTCTTAAATAATCAAGAGTAGGATTGTTTGGCAATCTCTTTCCTTCTTTGTTTGTAAGATAATGTATCCATAGAAAATCTGAAAGTTTCTTTACACTTCCATCAATCTTTCCAAACATCATATAAGCTTCTTTCTTGGTATCTATCTTGACATTTTTAAGTTTTGCTTCTTCATCTTCAAATACAAGTGCAAACTTATATGTACCTTTATTATATCTTTCTTCCCATGAAGGTGCAATATAATCAAGATTAACTTCAAGAATTTTATAACTTATATAATCTGCCGGACTTGACAGATTGAGATGCTTGCCATTTTTATCAATGAGAACAGGCCGGTTGATCCAGAAATTGTTCTTCTCATCTTTCATAATATTAAGATCAGATCCTTCTTTAAATCCTAATTGCTTTGCAAGGGAATTCTTTTGTTCGTCTGTCACATCTGCAAGAGGATCTATAAGCTGACCTGATCTCTGTAATCGTGGAACAACATATTCCACTTTAGCTCCGGTATTCATAAAGGCACTATCCGCATTCTCCGGCAACCAATCACTGGACCGTTTAATGGGAAGTACCTTTACTATACCTTCACGAATATAACCTCTTCGTCTTTTTGTTAATGCGTCTGTCATAAAAGTTTCCATACTGCTACATTTTTTAGTTATTATCCAAGAACCGAAGGACGGATTGTTGCACAGCGGGTAGGATCTTTCACCATAAGTCCACCTACAAATGCACGATGAATTGTATATCCGTCTTTACCTGTAGACATGAATCTACTAGGAAGATTAGGCTGGAATGGATCACGAAGTCCAGGCTCCATCCCAAAGATATCAGAACCATTCTTAAGATAAACAGGACGGATATTATCTTCTCCACCTACTTTACCTACGTTCAGGATCTGATACTCATATGATTTAGCCACACCCTTTCCTGATGGATGCATGATCTTATTACGTTCTCTGTCATCAAATGCAGGATCTACAAGTACACTGATTATCGAACCATCAGGTCCAGCATATTCTACAAAGTTATCTTTGAATCCAAGTCCGCCTGATGCACTATACAGAAGTTTCTCTGTGGCAAGAGGTGTATATAGAGCTGAATATTCTTTAAGTGCCAATGACCAGTTATAAGCTCCCCATTTACCTGTCCTCATGACAACCTTACGGGTTTCTCCATAACCTTTTTCATTGTCAGTAAGATCCATGATATGCTCTGTCAGCCATTCAATATCCAGTTCATATCCATTATAGAATGATAAATTAGATGATTCGATCTGTTGTTCAAGACCTGCTCCCTGTTCAATTTCAAAACCTGAAATATCTTTCTGAAGGAACTTACCATCATCAGTACGGTTAAGAGTTGCAAAGTTGATAAGTTTATCTTTTGCATCCTGAAATTGCTGTTCAAATTCCCAGTCAGCATACTGTGTCCATGTGGTAAATAGTTTCTGTTTGCCATTCTCATCAATAGCTGGCCAAGAGAAAGCTACCGGACGATTGATCATATTACCAGGACGGGTATCTTCCATACGAATCATTGAGAACACGTTTCTCATAGCGAAAGGAGATGTGTAGTTTGGTGTTCCCCCTTTTACACTAAGAGTCTTACTTACAATAGACCATTCCTTGCTGAATTTCTTTCCAGGAAGAAGTTCTTCATAAGGTACAAACAACGTGGTATCACCAGTAAAGAGTTCTACTGTATATTTCCAAAGTCCTGCTCCATAAGGTTCAGGAATACCAATAACCCTGAGTGGATATACAGAATTCTTCTCACCAACAATAACGTTTGTATCAGAAAAATATCTTTCTGCAAATACAAGATCAAATTTTGCTCCTGCAAATCCAGCCTTAACGGCTGTAGTAATAGTTGCACCATTGACAAAGCATTCAACTAAAGGGACATTCTTTCTTGAATCTCCCTGAAGAAGCCAACGGAAGTCAGCATCAGTCTCACAATAAAAAGGTGTAAACTGTTTCAATATCATGCCAAAGTTCATTCCTTTATTTGCACGATAAAGCATAGTAACCAAATTAGATGTCTCAGTAGGTTTTTCCTGATATAATGCACCAAGATGATTTGTTGTTACAAGTCCACTGAAATCTTGTGGTTCATATTCCTGTAGAGGTGAAATAAGTTTCATAATTTAATTAAGTATTAAATGTTGGAAAAATAATTTTTTGTGGTTTTTCCTCTTTCTTTTTCTCTATAGTTAATCCTTTACCAGAGGGACCACCTGTTTCTTCTTTAAGTTTATTAGCTAACCTGGCTGCTGCTGTTGATGTGATTTTCTTATTAAACTTGCTTAAATCAAACTCCTTCTTAAACAATCCTTGTTCTATAAAGTAATTCAATCTAAGATCAAAGTTAATACGATCTTCCATACGTGTTTTATTGATAAGATTGATAGGAATTTTTTGTCCATTGATAACTCTTTCTTCTATAGGTTTTGTCATGTAATTATAAAGTTTAGTCTTTTCAGCAGCACTAACCTTTATACCTGGCAAAATTTCATCTAATGAATCAACAGTTGTTTTAATGGATTTCTGTAACTCCTGTTCTCTCTTCTCAGCATCACGTTCTTCTTCTTCAGCTTTGCGAAGCATTTCTTTCTTTTGATTGGCAATGTATACATTGATCTCATCCTTTGCATCCTTTGCTTCTTCAAATAATCTTTCTTCGTCTTTTGCAACTTTAAGGAATGCATCTATCTTTTTATCAGCAACTCCTTTTAGCTTATAATTTTGAATGATTAACTGTTCCTGTAAATCTGTATTATCTGCAAGTATTTCATCAGTTATCTTGCTATAACTATCTTCAATAGTAAATTGATGTTCTACTTCTTCTTCTGGAATACCTTTCTCTATCATCTCAAGAAATTCTTTTTGTCTTGCAGATAGACTATTAAGATATTCATTACGACCATCTTCAATGTACTTTTTCTGTGCATCAAGATATAGTTGTAATGCTTCTGAATATTTTTTACCTTTAAGGCTTTCTAAATCAAGGGTAGGGAGGATGCCTTCTTCATGAAGTGTAGCAGCATGGAGAAAAAGTGGTGAATCTTCTGTTATTTCGGCATCCTCATCCCCCTTTGATTCTTCACTTTCTTCTTTATCTGGAGTTTTTTCTTCCTTCTTTATCTCCTCTTCCTCTTCTTTCTCTGCTACTGTTGCGTCACCAAAAATCTTTCTTTCTTCTTCCGTTTCCGGTATTTGTATCTTCTGAGTTAAATCTATTATAGGACTTAACTTGTTTTCAGGTTTTGCCTTTATTTTTTCTTTTGTCTTACCTTCGTCACCACTCGGAGGCAGGATCAGTCCAAGTTCCTTCTCGATGCTTTCAATATTGAGATCTTCAAACGAACTTAAACCAAATGAATCATTTTTTCCCATACTGCTAATAATTTACCAAGTTTATAATTTTATTAATTCATAAAAAAATATATAATCTTTAATGGAATATGTTAAAAAAATTAATTTATATATTAATTATTATACATCTGCTTTTACCTTTTCTCTGTTCTTACTTGCAAGTTGTTTTGTAAACAACTCTCGTTCCTGTGCAAGTTTTCTATTAAATTCTTCATTCTTTTGTTCAAGTTGTTTAACCATTGTAGTTAATTTGTCTTTCGATAATTGTATGTCTTTTTGAATCTTTTGTGCCTCTATATCATTATCCGATCCAAGTTTAAGTATTATACCCTGAAGATCCATTTCTTTAAGCACTATGGCATTCTGAAGTTTCTGCATTTCAAGTTCCATCTGTTGAGTAAACTTCATCTGATCCCATTTTATATGAGATTCTGTTGCCTGCTGTTGTGACTGATATCCACGTTCAAGTTCTGCTTCTTTCTCTGCCTGACGTACATCTTCTGCCTCTTCCATCTTTCTTCCTACTGCTGCTATACTCTTTGATCTCATTATTTCAAATAGATCTTTAAACTTAGCAGTATCATTTTGAAGTGCAGCATGAGAATATTGACGTATAAACTGGAAGAGTTCAGCATCATCCTTTCCGTCACTTAAATACATTCCATATGATGTTTCTGCAAGTAATGGTCCGTTCACATTAAGGACTTTTCCTATAAGTCCATCATCCATCACATTTAAGGAGAATGTCTGATCTCTATAACAATATTTTGCAGTTTCAAGGTTAAGTTCAAGAAGTCTTAACTTGGTATTGTCGTGGATATAGAAATAATGTTCTGTTATAAATGACGACTGTTGTAAAGAACGATTAACCCCACCTAGAGTTTCCCTGTTGCTTACCTGTCCTTCTCTCTGTGGTGTAATTCCTGTTATCTCGTTTATCTCATTCTTGATATATCTTGCAAGTTCAAGATTTGATATTATCACCTGGGATGCATCCAGATTCATTGTTGATGGTGCTCTATTATTTAAATTGGATAAAAGTTTACCCAATGCTGCACCTTCATTGCCCTCTTTAAAACTGTTTGTTACAAACCATCCGTTAAGTTCTGCATACATCATCCATATATCAGGTTCCCATCCATCAGGAATCCTTGCAAGATCCATTTCAGCCAATACACCCTTATTCCTTGCAGAAGCTAGTTCTGCTCTTGTCATTGTTATATTATAAAGGTATTTATATGGCCTGATCCGATCTACAAGCGCATATGCTTTCTCTCCCATAGTATAGATTGTTCCTACATAAGGAGAAAGACATCTGCCAGGATTATTAACAGTCATACCTAAACGGGGAAGCCTTTCCAGTTTTAAGTACATACCATTTGAAGGTCCTCCAATACAGTAGCCTTGCCACCATTCATTAAGCCATTGCCAAGTGATTTTTTCACCAAAAGCCTCATTGATTTTATAATCTTCGGATACATAATCATGTACTTCTTCCCCGTCCATGTATGATGTTAGATAACCTACTTTAACTTTACTTTGCCAACATACTCTTGTTACCCTTACATTTCCCTGATCATCAAAACCTCCACCATGATAAAACGTATCTTTACTTGTGATAGGTATGACTTGCGTTCCAACTGATAGAGCATATTCTTCTGATAGATTCACCGGACCGGAAAACATTATGTTCTGTCCTAACCTATTATTAACTGCTCCTTCATCAAGTTGTTTTACCTGATCTTCTTTGAGTTCATCATAGAATAGATCCTGAACACTTGCTACTGACATGTATGAATCTTCTACTATAACAAGTGCGTTATCTACATAAGTACTTTCTCCATTACCGAATATTGATAAGTTCTTAGGTCTGATCTTTCTGTTTATTGGTTCTCCATGCTGGACATCACAAGCAAACTGTTCTTCTGCTACTGTAAGAATATCATAGAATGCGTCTGTTGTTATATAAGGTACTTTCTGTGTTTTCCATATATGTTGTAAAAGCCTTGTACCCATTTCCTCTCTCTCGTCCTGATAATCGTAGTTGTAATATTTCTTCATCTTTTGAAGATCTTTCTTTACTGCTACTTCAGAATAGTTAGGATTATCAAGTTGACCTACAATGTAGTTTTTTACATCTTCTGTTTCCCGTTCCTGCTTGAGAATAACTACATGATCATTTGCAGCACGAAGAAACCAGTTAAAAGGACGGGATAGTTCTTCTCCTTTTAATACATCAAGTTTTACAAGCTCTATAGGATAATTCTGAATTTTTGCAGGCCATCGAAGACCTTTCAGGTTGAGTGGGTTTAATGATCTGTCTACGTCTTTCTCATCAAAATCTCCTGAGATCAATCTGTAGTTAAGATCCATCTCATCTTTTGTTTTTCTTAATCGTCCAGGATCATAGTCTGTAAGTGTAATTCCTATTCTAACGTTGTCCTTTGCCCATTCTTCGGTTTTATCCCTATAAGATAATTTCTGTTTTGGGAAGGAATATATCTTCGTTGACATATTATCTGGAATTTATGACGTGCAATTTATAATAAAATTAATATTAATAAAAATATTATTTATCTGTTATTTTTATAACTCCTGATTGGGTTATAATGTTATTATTTTTTAGGTTTTGTTTGAATAAAGGATTGTTTGCAAAGAACGGATGAAGCTCTTTTTTAGGTTTATAATCTATATCTGCCTTAAAATGCCACTTATCTTCATGATAAATTAATAAATAAATTAATGCCATTATCCTATCGAAGTTTCCTTTACTATTGTAATATATCAATTCATCAAGTAATGGTACTGATTTAATTTTATGTAAGTTAAGAATACCACTACCAGGTTCTGTTTCTCTCATTAACCAGTCAAGAATAAGTTCTAGCCCGTATTTAATAATAGGTACAGTCCCTGGAGTACCTTTACCTCTTGCTAGTACTCTTTTATCGTCTATCTTATCTTTTATAATATCAGGAGTATCGCAAAGCATATGTTCTGAATGGAATTTCCTTGCATCATTTCTTAATCCCTGAAGGTTATTTTCAAAGTTTTGGATGGCATTATAATACATCAATAGCAATCTGTTTGTCTGATAGAACATTGATGCTACTGCAGGTCTGCCTGTAAATTCTGCTACAAGTCTTTCTGTCATCCTGTTCATAATAAAAGTAGATCCCAAAGAATCTGTGGTACTCTGATCATGGTCATAATTATCGTTTCCTGAGATATATAATCCTGGTGGTATTATACCATCTCTGTTAGTTATAGGTGGTTCCCATATTACTACTGCACCATTAATATTTATAAGATCGTTATGAGGATAATGATCTATAGGGATAGCATCTTTATTGATTTTCCATTCTACTTTCTGTGACTCTTCATTCATAGATAATGATCCTATCCATGCCGAATCAATATAAATATCTCTGTGAGATAAAAGAAATGCTCTATGTTGCTTTAAAAGATCAACAGGGAATATATTATTACCTAGTTGCATTAGTGCTTCAGATGGCTTTATTGGAGCTTCTGCGCAATATCTCAGATGCATCTCTCTGTTCTTAGTCTTTTCAAGATGATGTTTCCGATCTTCTTCTATAAATTTTAATGCTACTTCTTGATGTGAATTGCCATCTTTGTCTATTGCAATCTCATGATTCTTTTGTTCTCCAACAAAATATCCTACTTTATCATAGCCTAATTCAGGTTCATATTTATTAGGGATAAGATAAACTTTATATCCATCTCCTCTTGTCCACAACTGTTCAAGTCCCATAAGGTCATTAGTCTCAGTGCCTCCTGTTCCAAATACAACACAAAGTCCAAAAACTATTCTTCCCTGTGCCATACTACGAAGTGAGATGTTCCATGCTGGTAATAAGTCAGGAAATTTACCACCTTCTTCCCATAATATTAACTTACCTCTTTTTCCACGACCTTTATCTATATTGTTTTTAAATGTTACACCTATTATCTCAGAACCAAATCCAAGTTCAGATTGTACTCCTTTTGTCATCTTCATATATGATGCTCTTTTATGCATCATAGTATCTATCTTACTTTTTCTTTTACCCCATGGAGTATTATCTCAATATGTCCCATCATATCCCATGCCTTAGTAAGAATACCATCTGAAATAAGATATTCCTTTTCA